ACGGCTTACTCGGTCGACTGAACCGCTACCCCAGCATGAAAGACGGCGGGCCGACGCGCTCGTGCGCGTTGTTCGATACCAACATGCCAGACGAAGATACGTGGTGGCACGATAAGATGGAAGAGCCGCCGTCAAACTGGGCGATTTATAAGCAACCCCCTGCGATAATTAAGCCGGAAGTGTATGTAGATAGGTTCGGGGAAGACCCGGAAGAGCTGCTACTGGATAAAGACGGGGTCGAGTGGGCGGTAAACCCCGAGTGTGATAACTACAATAACCTGCCTAAGCAGTACTACCCGAACATTATTCCCGGTAAGACTGAAGACTGGTTGCGAGTTTACTTGCGATCCGAGTATGGAAGGTCGTTATCAGGCACTCCGGTGTACGAAAAGACGTTTACGTTTGATTTTCACGTCTCAGAAGATACAATTAGGCCGATCCGTAGTGCGGATTACCCGGTTATTATTGGTCTTGACTTCGGGCGAACGCCTGCGGCTGTGTTTAAACAGCGTGATCCTAGGGGGCGAGTCGTCACTCTAGGGGAGTTGACATCGGAAAACATGGGCCTAGAGACGTTTTTGCGGACAAAATTGAACCCGTATATAGCGAATAACATGCAGGGGTGTGCGTTTGTTGTAGCTCCTGACCCCGCCGGGTACGCCAAACAGCAGCAGGGGGAGATGTCTCTGGTAGATGTTGTTAAAGAAGCTGGGTTTAAGTGTGTTCGCCCGCCCACAAACGACCCGGAAAAGCGGATTCAGGCCGTAGAACGCCTGCTTGTACAGCAGCTAGAGGGCCGCGCGATGTACCTGATTGATCCGTCTTGCACCCACTTGATTAAGGGATTTCGCTACGGATACCGTTATAAAATCAAAAAGAACGGCGAAATGGAAGATAAACCTGATAAAAACGAGTTTTCCCACGTCCACGACGCGAATCAGTACGCTGATGCTGTTATCGACATGAATGTTCGCGGTGCTGCAGTATCTTCCGAGCGAAGAGAAGTAAAACGCGCAAAATTTCTTTACACTTGATAAAATAACTGGTAAGAGTACAATTCCTGCAATCTAAGGATATATTTATGGCTACTGGTATGGCGTTATTTCCCGTTGTGACGGCAACGCAGCTTGATGCTCAGGCTGAAGCTAAAAAGCGCAGCGATGATATGCAGAACCAACCTGTTATTCAGGGCTTAGCCGCGCATGTCCGCAAGCGATGGGACGTTGCCAAAACCAGTAAGCGTGACCTTGAAGAGCGGATGGTTCAGTGTTTGCGTCAGCGCAACGGTGAGTACGACCCAGAAGTTATGGCTAGCATCCGCGAGCAAGGCGGCTCCGAGATCTTTATTAACTTAACGTCAGTTAAGTGCCGCGCCGCTACAAGCTGGCTGCGTGATACTCTGCTTGGCTCCGGTACTGATAAGCCGTGGGCTATCGACCCAACTCCTGTTGCTGAGATTCCTTTGGAGCGTGTACAAGCCTTGCAAGCGCAGATGGAGCAAGAGCTAATGGCGATGATGCAGCAAGGCATGCAGCCGCCGAACGAAGAAGAGTTACGCAACATTGCTATCCAGATGAAGGATACTGCTTCGCGTCAGATTCAGGAAGAGGCCTCCGAGCGCGTTAGCCGCATGGAAAAGAAAATGGAAGACCAGCTCGCCGAGGGTAACTGGGCTAAAGCGTTTAACGAATTCTTAGACGACGTCGTTACATTTCCGTACGCTGTTATGAAAGGCCCCATCAAGCGTCGCCGCAAGAAGATGGCTTGGAACAACGGCAAGCTGGAACCAGTTCAGGTCATTCGCAACGAGTGGGAGCGCGTTGATCCATTTATGTTGTACTGGGCTCCGTGGGCTTGGGACGTCAACGACGGTTTTGTTATTGAGCGTCACCGCATGACACCAGAGAACTTGCAAGCTCTGATTGATGTGCCCGGCTACAACAACGACGCCATTCGCACAGTACTAAACGAATTTAACGGCGGCAACTTACAAGAATGGTTGTGGACCGATTCTGCTAAAGCAGAAGCCGAGGGAAAAAGCACGACCGATGCTACGATTAACGATGACTTGGTCGACGCGATTCAGTTATGGGATTCTGTAAAAGGCAGTGATTTGCTGGATTGGGGGCTTACGGAGAAGGAAATTCCTGATCCAGCGCTAACTTACCCCTGTGAAGTGTGGCTAATCGGAAACACCGTTATCCGCGCGGTACTAAACTATGACCCACTAGGTCGTAAACCTTATTACTTGACGTCTTATGAGAACCTACCCGGTTCAGTTGACGGCAAAGGGGTAACCGATCTATGTCGTGATTCACAGGCAATGGTTAACTCCACTGCTCGCAGCTTGGCGAACAACATGGGCATCAGCTCTGGCCCGCAGGTCGGGGTGAACGTCTCTCGCTTGCCCCCGGGCGAAGACATCACTGAGATGCACCCTTGGAAGATCTGGCAGTTCCAGAGTTCTGACTACGGTGACAGCTCACAGCCTATTCAGTTTTTCCAGCCAAACAGTAATGCAAGTGAATTACTGACCGTGTTTGAGAAGTTCTCTTCCCGTGCTGACGAGGACACAATGATCCCTCGTTACATGACTGGCGAGCACACCCCCGGCGCTGGCCGTACGTCTTCTGGCTTGTCGATGCTTATTAGCAACGCAGGTAAAGGCATTAAGCAGGTTATCAGCAACATCGACCAGAACGTAATTGTCCCGGCGATTGAGCGCCTCTACCAAGACAACCTTCGCTATAGCGATGACCCCGATTTAATTGGCGACGTAAGTGTTGTTGCTCGCGGGGCTAACAGTTTGGTTGTTAAAGAGGCTGAAGCTATCCGCCGTAACGAGTTTATGCAGCTTGTGTTGACTAACCCAATGGCCCAGCAGATTGTTGGCATGGACGGCGCTGCTGAATTGTTGCGCTCCGCCGCTAGTAACTTAAACGGCAACGTTGACCGCATTGTTCCTGACCGCAAGCAGATCAGCACAATCCAACAGCAACAGCAAGTTATCCAGCAACTCCAGCAGCAACTCCAACAAGTCATGGGGGCCGCTGAAGAAGCGCAATCCCTGCTGCGGGACGACGGACGTAACGCACCACAACCGAAGAACATGTTGCCCGACGGAAGCCAAGTAGGCGGGCGGGAAAGCAATATGATGTCACCACGACCAAACGGTGTGTAAGTAGTTGACATATTTTGTGTAAGTTGCTATAAAATTGAGCATATGAGAATTTTCGTAGGCGTAAAGCCAGACAGGCAGCAGATGCAAGCGTTAAACCGCTGCAAGCTGCCGGAAAATGAAGCTCTTATGAAGCTGTTTAGGGAAAAGCTAGACGAGGCAAAAACCGCCTTAGTACAAGCCGATAACCCAGTACTGCTGCATAGACTTCAGGGTCGAGCTGAAGCGCTCCAAGATTTTCTCGATTCGGTGGAAGCATCGAACGAGATTCTCGCGCGGTTGTAAAATACCGCATTTTTTAGTCCGAGCAAACCATTATGTTACTAGGCAGACCCCAGCCGGAGCCTAAAGACAGAGTTGGAGCTTTTAGGAGATATAGATGGCATTACCTCGCCAAGTTGAGCAAACGTTAAAGGATTTGGAAGCGCTGGAAGCGCAGCTTAGTAAAGATCAAGGCAAACCCGCAGAGGCAAACACAGACCCTGCACCCGAACCTGATCCAGAACCAGCAGAGCCCACGCCAGAACCGACAGAGCCTGTAGCGCAAGAGCCAACAGCGACAGAGCCGTCAAAGCCAGTAGAGGCTGACGCGAAAGAGGAAGAAACTTGGAGACAGAAGTACCGTACCCTGCAAGGGATGTACGATGCGGAAGTGCCCAGACTTCACGCTCAGGTTAAGGAGCTTTCGGCGCAGATGGAGAAACTCCAGAAACGCGAAGAACCCGAACCAGAGAAAAAGAAACGTCAAGTTGAAAAGCTGGTAACTGATGCTGACGTCGAGGCCTTTGGCCAAGACCTAATCGAAGTTCAACGTAAAGTTGCACGCGAAGTAGCTTCAGAATTTCAGGGTGAGCTAGAAGAGCTACGAGCCGCAAACGAGACGCTGCGAGAGCAGTTGACCAAAACCGGTTCACAAGTCTCCGAAGCTGGCTTTGAGCACCGATTGCACCGTTTGGTGCCTGACTTTGATGCAGTCAACGCGAATCCCGAGTGGATCGACTGGCTCAATGAGTTTGACCCGTTGCTACGAGCACCACGAAAGACTGTAGCCCAAGACGCGTTCAGCCGAGGCGATGCGGAAGCGGTAGCACACTACATCGGTATGTTCAAATCGAGCGTAGCCCCTGTAGAGCCACCAAAAGCAAAGAACGACGAGTTAGAACGTCAAATTCAGCCGAATCGCAGCGCATCTAGCTCTGCCCAAGTAAGCGCCAAAGGCAAGACATACACTAACGCACAAATTAGTTCTATGTTCCAGAAAGCAGCAGACTTAGGCGGAAAAGGTAAACTCGAAGAGGCACAAAAACTTGAAGCTGAAATTGACGCCGCTTACATGGAAGGCCGAGTTCGTGCATAACATGTAACAGCGTTACCCAACCTGTTCTATTTTTAGGAGGCCAAAATGGCTGCTGTTTATCCCGTTACTGGTTCCGGTGTATTTGACACCACCCCCTCGTACTCCGGTGCGTTTATCCCCACGTTGTGGTCAGGCAAGTTGCTGGCCAAGTTCTACCAGAACACAATGTTGTCAGAAGTCACTAACACTGACTACGAAGGCGAGTTGAAGAACCAAGGCGACACCGTTCGCATCCGCTTGGCACCTTCAATCAGCATCTCTGACTACACTGTTGGCCAGAGCTTAGCTTACGAAGTTCCTACCCCTAGCTTCCAAGACATGCAAGTGAACAAGGGTAAGTACTTTGGCGTGCAAGTCAACGACGTTTTGGCTTACCAGTCAGATATGTCTTTGATGAACATGTTTACCGAAGACGCTGCCAAGCAGTTGAAAATTGCCATCGAAAACGAAGTGTTTTTCAATAGCTTTGTGACCGAAGGCCCCGCTGCTGCTAACGAAGGCGCTACCGCTGGTGCTATTTCTGCTGCCTACAACTTGGGCACGGATACCGCTCCTATCGACCAAGCTACCCCTGAAAACGTGTTGAAGGCTATCCTCCGCATGTCTACAGCCTTGGACGAGCAGAACGTTCCTGAAGATGGCCGTTACTTGATTATCACCCCCTTTGACCGTCACCTGTTGATGCAATCAAGCATCGCTCAGGCGTACTTCTCTGGCGATAACTCAAGCACTGTTCGCACCGGCAAGATCGGTATGCTAGACCGCTTCAGCGTCTACGTGTCTAACCTGTTGCCAAAGGGTGCAGCAGCTAAGGCATTGGTTGCTGGTCTGTCTGCCACTTCTGGCGGCGCGTCTTTGACAGACGCTAAAGCACGTCGTACG